AAATCTTCTACAGATTACATTAAAAAACAATCTAACGCAACAGCTGACTGGAAAGAAACTGCAGATTATAAATATTATGAACTTGGTGAAGGTGATTATGATGATGTTGTACAAGCAGAAGGTGAATCAGCTTATAATAAAGCTAAATCTGATAAACAAACAAGCGAAACTGTATCTTATTTTAGAGCTAGAGAACGTGAACGTTTAAATCCTGGTATTAGTAGAAGTCCACAAATTAATCCTAAGTTTAGTCAACCTGCATCATTAGATGATAAATTAGGAAAATTTGGTATGTCATTTGACCCTCAAGACCCAGACACATATAATGACCAAGCAGCAAAAATTCCTGAAGGTCAGTTAACAAAAAATTCATATGATACTTCTAGAGGAATTGGTAACTATACTATGATTGAAGAAACTTCTAAATACGCAAAAGGTACACCAATGCCTAACACAGTAGCTGGTGTTAATCAAGAACTACAAGCACGTAAAACTAGAACAAGAGATTTTGCTATGGAGTTTAAAGGAACTATTTATGATTACATTGAAGATATTAGATTAAAAACACTTGATTCTGCAGACAGTGAAGTTGCAGAATTTTATAATCAAAGTGATGATGATTTTCAAATGAATAAAAGACAACCACTTAGTTATGTAGAAATAGAAAATAAATATTTTCCTGATACTGCAAGTAAAAAAGCAGCTAAAACTGAACTACAAAAAATGATTTCTTTTACTGATGAAGCATCTGATATAGCTAGAGAATACAGTAATTTATCAGATTATGCAGAAACTGTTATTCGTAAAACAATGAGTTCATTGCCTATTCCTATTGGTATTGATGATGGTGGAGCATCAGTTAATGATAAATTAACTAAAGCTAATTATGAAAAAGGTATAAAAGAATTTCAAGCTTGGAAATCTAAAAAAGGTATTCCAAAAATAATAAGATTAATTTCTAAGTTAGGATAATTATGAGTAAAGAATATAAAGATATATTAGAAAAAACATTATGGACATTTGTTGAAGCATTTATTGGTGCATTAACAGTAGCACCATTAGTTGGTGTAGATGCTGATACAGTACAGTTAGCTGCAATATCAGGTGCGTCTGCAGCTTTAGTAGTAATTAAAGAGTTTGCTAAAAAACAATTAGTTAAACCTGTTAAGAAAGTGAGTAAATAATGCCTGGACATTATCATAACAAACACGAAGTAGCTTTAGAAAATAAAGATGAAGAATCTATTGTAGAAGCAGGTGTTAATTTTGAAAAAATTGCTAGTCATACTGTTCTTACTGACATGGGATTAGCACAAGAACCTGTATCACATGGTAAAAGTGATGGTCAAGTATCTGTTAACTCAGTTGCTGCTGCAGTTGCAGCTCCAAAAATAGACGAACGTAACGTATATACATTAGAAGATTTATAATGGGAAGTCCTAATTACGATAGATTAGTAGGTGAAGGTAAAGCTGGTCTTGGTAAAAATGAACTTAAAAGGCGTGTAAAACAACACAATGCATTAGCTGAGAAAGCATTTGCTAGTGTTAAAGGTAAAGAACAACTTACTGCTGCTGATGTAGCTAACATTTATCGTGGTATTAAACTTAAAAATGATAGTAAATTAATGTCAACCATAGGGGATAAAACATATTCTTTTCCTAAAAGCAATAATGAACAAACTATACTTGGTTACACTAAAGATGAATGGTCTGCAGCATGGGATGCAACTAAAAAAATTTACGCAGATACTGCTAAAAAATTTGCTAAAAATATTTCTAAAGGTAATTTAAATAGTTCGCCAACCCTTCCAGTATGGGAAGATAGAAATAAAAAAAATAAGAATACTAAGTTATAGTACTTTCTCTTTTTAGAAATCCTTTTAATAAATCTCTTATAGCTTTACTATGTCCACTTGATTGCCTACCATCATATATATCATGATGCCATTTACATAGTATGGCCACATTATTAATATCAAACTTACGTTTTTTGTTTCCACCCATACCTATGCCTTGTATATGTGCTAGCTCTAGCCACTTGTTATCATTACAATAAGCCCACTCACAACGACCACCTGCACGTTTCATAGCTTCTTCTCTTATTGGTGATAAACTTTCCATTATTCTTCTTCTAAACGTCTGTAATCTTTTACATGAGCATCTTGTTGAAACTCTGCATCTAATTGTTCTAGATGCCAATTGTAATCTGTTACAAACTTATCCATAAGAAACCTTAACTTTTTCATATCAGGTTGTACTTTAAATGTATCACTACCACATGCTTGATTAAACTGTGTAGCCCATACTTTTAAATACTTATGGTGTGTAAATATATTTATTTTATTTATGTCTATTCTTTTCGCCATTTATTCCTCTCCAAAATATTCGTCAAACATTTTCTGTTCACAAGATACACATCTCTCTGTGTACATATAATCAGATTCAAATTTTTTACGACAATTCTTACATTTAATATCATACGTATTTGAATCTAATTGGTTACGCCATATGTTCCATTTGTTAGATGTATGCGACTTATAATACTCATTCATTAATTAGTTTCCTCCATATACAAGTATCTGTTATTGTAATCTTTCCAACAGTGCTTGCTACTATTCCAATGATGCCACCCATCATTGTAGACTAACCAACTAGCTACAGCTGTAGATACTTTTGGATTAGTCCTATTACTTATTATATCAAGCTTAGATTTTAACCAAGCCCATGTATTGTCATTAAATTGCCAGAGTCCAACATCTGCAGTACCATTTGTGTTCTTGCCTACTGCATCAGGTTTTCCTGAACTTTCACAGTAGATTACATTTAGTGCCTGCAAGATGTCGTCCTCTTTAAAGTAAGTGGATACCAGGTCTGTATAATGAAACACATACTCTATTTTTACTTTAGTAGTACTACATTCCCGGTATTCCACTAACGTGCTGGGTGTTAGAAACATTGGAAACAAACACCCAACAATTACTTCTATCATTAGCTAATGGTAGCAGCTTTCTTAGTAGGTAATTTTGTACAGTAGTAATGTACTAACCCACGTTTCTTACTAGGTAAGGTAGTAATTTCATAACCTTCTGCTCTAAGATTATGTATTATTCCACCAAACCTGTGGCAATGTAGTTCTGCCACAAACTCCCAATTACTAATTGGTTCGTCTTCAATAAACTCAGTTAATGCCCAAGCAACTAACTGTGTTTTAGATTTAATAAAAGCAGGTATTTCTCTGCCTCTAAAGTATTCAGGTATCATTATTTAATACCCCATTCTTCAGGTATATCAGAGTTGTCTAACCACCAAGACCTACGCCATTTACCAGTATGTCCTCCGCATTTTGCAGGGTCATCTGTGCTACATGTAAAGTCTGGACTTTTATCTGACCTTTTAGAGTTACGGTTATCATATACCATTTCTCCACAATATGGACACTTTAAGTCATCTCTATACTTATTTTGTTGTTCCATTTTATTTACTATTCCTCCTATCAATCCACCAGAATCTTGTAATCCTGGTGTAATATCTTCTGACTCTATACCAACTGCTGATAGTTTTTCTTGTATTGATAAGCTATCAAACTCACCTTGTGTATATTCAACAGGCATATCAACAAGTCGTTCAATCATATTAAAATACTTGTCAAGTTGTTTGTCTGTCCAAGATGTCTTGTCTGCAGGAAACTTCATAGTACTAGCATATTGGTTAGCAGTACCTATGATTTTATTTAGAGTTTCTTTATTTTGTATTGATGCAGTCATAGATTGTATAGTTTGTACTATAAATTCTAAGTCTTGCATTAGAATGGTGCCTCATCTGATGTTACAGGCGTATCATCTACCTTCACATCTTGTGATACTATACTATCCATAATGTCATTCATGCGTTGAATATCTTCCTTACTAGGTTTGTTTTCTTTTTTACGCATATCAACTTTGGTAACTTCTACCATAGCATCTTTATCGGCCATCTCTTGTGTGTAACCATCAGGTGCTACTGATGTAGCTTCTTCTTCTGATTGTTTACTACCAGACCATAGCTCAACA